AATGCTAACGATTATGTTCAACTTTATTGGGCAACAGATAATCATCATATTGAATTGACACATAATACTGGAACTATGGGTGGTCCAGCAATTCCTTCAGCAATTATCACAGTCAATCAAGTTGGCTAATATTATGGGATAATAAGTCCATGCCCGTTTCTAAATCTATGGACTTTCCAGGAAATAAAAAATCAAGTTATGCTGCACAGGTTGTAGAAACTCAAAATACTAATACTGAGGTTTTAGTTAACTATGTTCCAGTACCTGGCCCAATAGGACCACAAGGAGTACAAGGTGTGCCTGGACCCCAGGGACCAGCAGGAAAAGACGGCAATCAAGGTCCTAGGGGCGAAAAAGGACCATCTGGCAAAGACGGTAAGAGTTCTCTATCTTCGTCTGGACAACAGGCTGGATGGGGAGCATATTTTAATAAAAATAGACAAGATATAAGATTAGGCGCAAACCAGGGTGATGATGGATGGGTTAGTGTTTGGGTAGATTCAAAAGGTAATAATACAAATGAAAAATACCTACCAGAAGATTGCACAAGTCTATGGAATGAGCATCAAAGAATGCTTAATTTTCACGGTTTAAAGATAGGATCTCAAGTATTTGTAACATACAACTTTGAACTTACAACATACAGTAATAATACAGAGGTTTGGATTAGAACGCTTTTCCCTAAATCTACCACCGAAATTTCACAGTTTGTAGCATCATTAAAATATCAGTATGTCTACAATATGTATGTCACTCAACACTTCTTTATTGAGGATGAGGGTATGTGGTCATCTGGAGCGGTACCACAAATTAGAACCGACTATGATTCATCCGTATTAATGAATTCTATATACGTCAGCGTGGTATAATTAAGCAGGAGGAACCCATGGCATTTCCAGGCGAATTAAATATAAACTATTATAAAGGTGATACCTACGAATTTAACGTGTATCCAAAATTAGCAGGCGGTTCTGCTATGGATTTAACAGACTATACTGTTAAGTTTTATATTGCAGAAACAAGAGGATCATCTACAACCATAGAATGTTTTTCAACAATACCAGAAATTTCAGGTAGTGAAGAGTTTCCTAATTATGTTAAATGTGCAATAACACCAGCAGCAGGAGAACAACTTGATTCTACAAAAACATATTATTATGATGTTGAAATAAGAAAACCTGGCACTCCTTATCCATATGTTTATACAATTCTTACAGGAACAATCTCGCTAACAGAGCAGGTTACATTAACATCATGACAACAAATGTATTGCTTTCTACAGAAGATGTATTAGTTGTAGGACCGCCAACATCAATAGAGGTTGATTTAGATATTGGCGCAAAGGGTCAACGTGGCAGTCAAATATTTTTAGACATGGGTAAGCCATCAGAAGTTTTTACTGGTACTCCTTTACCATATGATTTATTTTTTAATCTAAATCCACTTGATAGCGAATACTTAACTGTTTATCAGTATGTATCTGTTCCAGTTATTGGTGCAACATGGCTTAAAGTATTTAAAATATTTCCTAATGAATTAAGAAAAAATTACGCAGTAGATTTTGTTGATGGTGTAGGAACTAAAGTAATTAACGTTACAGACATCCTTCCTTTATCTTTGATTGGTTCTCTTCCAGAACCAGAAAACTTTAATATTGTTTACAGCATTGAAAACCAGAACCCATTGTCAACATCTATTGATTCAATACAGATAGTGCCAGACCCAAATACAGAGTTTATCAACTTAGTCATAACTCTAAAAGCCTTACAATACAATGGAAGTGTTTGGGAAAATTTAGAAGGAACGAGAACCGTCCATCTTGATATTAGGGTGGTATAATTCAAGGTGGTGATCAAAGGTGGCTTCTGAAGATATTGGCGCAATTTATAAAACGCAGATCCCAGGTTATGAGGATGCTGCAGATATTCAGGCTGCCTTAAGAACATACCATTACGGATCTACAACAGCACCAACAGTAGAAGAGATTGGTGTAACAAATGGCATTATTGCAAATTCTATAGCAGGTCATTTTAAGGCATTAGATACAAGAGTTGACTTTATAGAGGCAGAACCAGCACGTTCTATTTATTCAGATACCGCACCAACTGGAGAGCATCTTGTAAATGGATATATCTGGGTTGACTCTACATCTGTAACTGGTAATGCTCCAACATATGGAACTGCTACATATTCTGCAAGTGCTCCAACATCTGATTTAACTGCTGGTACTTTATGGGTTGATTCTGACTCTACCCCGTTAAAATTATATGTTTGGTCTGGATCAGAATGGCGGGTGATTGGTGAATAATGTCACAAGATAACACTAATCAACTATTAAAAGAAAGAGCAATTGCAAAATTAGTCTCTTTAGGATTAACCGAAGCAGAATTAAGAGCATTGGGGTTGACATCTGATGCCAATTAATACTAATGGAAAAGTAGCATACGTATACAAGGATGGAACTTGGTATGCAATTAGTGGTGCCATTAATACAAATGCATCATATACTTGGACCGCTAGTCAAACATTTTCATCTCCAGTAACTTTTGAAGAAGTATTAACATCAAAGGCTGGAGTAAATAATTTTCAATCACCAGAAACTCGTGATCTTGCATTAACATCACCTATTGATGGACTTGTTTGTTTTGTAAGACAGGTTACAACTGGTGGTACAGCAATAAATCAACTTCAATATTATCATAATAACCAATGGAAGAATATAAATGGTTACTCTACTATTAATTCTAAGTTAAGTGACTATACAATTACCGCCTCAGATGCTGGAAAGGTAATTACAGTAGATAATTCTTCTACATCACTTATTACATTACCGTCAAACTCAACAGAGTCTTTAGATGTTGGTTTTAAAGTAGAAATTATAAGACTTGGTTCTGGAGATGTTCAGATTGTTGGTTACTCTGGTGTTGTTGTAAGATCAAAAGATCCTTTATCATTTAGTGCAATTCCAGGAGAACCATCATCTGGAACCGCTATTGATGAACAATATGGCAAAGTTACAATTTTAAAAATAGATACAAATACTTGGATGGTTTATGGAGATATTGGTGAAGGAACTACTACACCACCTACCCCAACCCCTACACCAACCCCTACACCAACCCCTACACCAACCCCTACTCCAACCCCTACTCCAACCCCTACTCCAACGCCAACACCTACACCAACACCTACGCCAACTCCAACTCCAACTCCAACTCCAACTCCAACTCCAACTCCAACTCCAACTCCAACCCCTACACCAACGCCTACACCAACGCCTACACCAACGCCTACACCAACGCCTACACCAACACCGACTCCTACAGTCACGCCAACACCTACACCTACCCCAACTCCGACTTATACAAACTATTATGGATATTGTGATTGCTTTACATACTTACCACAAGGTCCATTTGGCCCATATGATATTGATTGTTCTACTCTCTATGCTACACAAGAAAATGCAAACGGATATCCACCTTGCGGATGGGTCTGTGGATCTACACCTGCAGCAGGAACACCAAGTTGTTCAAGTCCAACCCCAACTCCAACCCCAACTCCTACACCAACACCAAGTGGAACAACATACTATGCATGCTGTAATAATGGAGCAAGTGTAAGTGGAGTTTATAATTCTTCAGGAGAAGCAGTAACTGGTCTTAATGCTGCTTGTGAAGCAGATGAACCAGGAATAGGAAATACAATTGCTGGTGGAGTTTATACAACACCTCAATCATGTGGTGGTGCAACCCCTACACCAACACCAACTCCTACTCCAACACCAACTCCAGGTTGCGTACCTAACGATGCTTGGTCATACAACCAGTCCATGTGTCAGGCTTGCGGTTACTACTGGTCATCAACATTTGGCGAGTGTTCTGCAACTCCTTGGGAATCAACCCCAACACCTACACCTACACCAACACCAACGCCTACACCTACCCCTACTCCAACACCTACACCAACGCCTACACCTACCCCTACTCCAACTCCAAGTTGCGTACCTGATGATGCTTGGTCATATACACAATCTAAGTGCCAGTCTTGCGGATACTACTACGATATTAACTTAGGTGAATGTTTTGTAACAGCACCAACACCTACACCTACTCCAACACCTACACCTACTCCAACGCCTACACCTACTCCAACACCTACACCTACTCCAACGCCTACACCTACTCCAACACCTACACCAACCCCAACACCTACACCTACTTGTGATCCAAACCTAGCGTGGTCATATACACAATCTAAGTGCCAGTCTTGCGGATACTACTGGTCAAATACATTTGGGGAATGTTCTTCAACACCATGGACAACTCCTACCCCAACACCAACTCCTACCCCAACACCTACACCTACCCCAACACCAACTCCTACCCCAACACCAACTCCTACCCCAACACCAACTCCAACACCTACACCTACACCGACACCAACACCTACACCGACACCAACTCCTACACCGACACCTACTCCAACTCCTACTCCGACACCAACGGGCGGGGGATGTACATGCGGTTATTGCTGGAGATGTAATATTTGTTGCCCTGGACAAGACTGCGCTTGCTAGTGTATAATGTATAAATACTTATACTAAGTAAGGAGAATTTATGTCAGAAGAAAAATCTGCATGGCAAAGGTATAAAGAAAATCTTGGAGAAACAAGACCGTGGGACATAATTAACCCTGAAACAGAGTGGGCATCTGAGGAAGTGGCCAAGGAAAGATATTCGATTTGTCAAGAGTGTCCAGAATTAATTAAACTAACAAAACAGTGTAAAAAATGTGGATGTTTTATGTTTGCTAAAACTAAATTAGAGGCAGCAACTTGTCCTATAGGAAAATGGTAATATGATTAAAAATGAAATTGCTCCAGGAATAGTTTTATATGATAATGTAATTCCTAACTCAGAAAAATTTAATGAACAAATAGAAGAGGGTATTTTGTCTGCCAATTTAAGTTGGAATGCAGCAGGGGTTAAAGAGGGCGACTATGCACATGTCAATACAACATCTAGAGATACATCAACAATAGGTGTTCCATATTCTAGTGTAATTAAAGAAGATTATTCAAGTTTTGCAGCAACATTTTTTACAACACTTTCAAATACATTTTTAGAAAACTTTGGTCCAGTTGAAAGAGATTATAAAGGCAGTTACGGAATTACAACTACTTGGCATGATTCTTACGGTATTTTAAAGTACGGTGTTGGACAAAAATTTACAAACCATATAGACGATCATACAGATTATCATAGAAGAATCTCTACAGTTTACTACATGAATGATGATTATGATGGTGGAGAAATTACTTTTCCAAGGTTTGAGGTTAGTATAAAGCCAAAAGCAAATCAAATGATAGTCTTTCCATCAACATATGTCTATAATCATTCTGTTAATGAAGTAACATCTGGAACAAGATATGCTGTGGTGAGTTGGTTACGATGAAATTACAGAATCCACAAATAATTGATAAGTTATTAAACGATTCTGATTATAAAAATTTATTATCCAATATACCAAATCCTAAAACTTTAGAATATCAAAAAGGATTTTCCAGATACATAGCATCCGATGGTTCATTAAAAATTTTAAATGATTTAGCAAATAAAATAACTCCAATTGCTAAAAAGATTTTTAATAGTAATACTTTAATGCCAACATATACACTTTTTTCACATTATGAGGGTCCAGAAGCAAGTTTATATAAGCATAAAGATGATAATGCTTGCACCTATACAGTAGACATGTGCGTATATCAAAAAGAAATTTGGCCTTTATGGGTTGAAGGAATTCCTTATTTTTTAAAACCAAATCAAGCGCTTGCTTATTATGGAAATGATCAGGAGCACTGGAGAGAGGAATTTCCAGACCCAGATAATAATAACGTTGCTATGATTTTTTTTCATTTTGCAGAACCAGATCATTGGTGGTTTACCAAAGGTCCAAGTTATTTGAGAGTCATTAGAGGAGAAATGTCAGAAGATGAATGGCTTAAAAAATAAAGTAATAATTAATGCCTGGACAGGAATGTTTGGGGTTAGAATGCATGAATATGCCTTTGCTAAAACATATGCACATAAAAATGATATGGATTTAGAAATTTTTTCTAATTGGGAAGGCTCTGTAATGTTTAAAAATGCTATAGAAAAACAAATAGAGTTTCCAGAACTTATAGCATACTTACGAAATGGTGCAAGATCTTTAGAGGAAAGAAATCAAGAAACAATAAGGTATTATCCAAATTCAATTTACTGGAATGCAAACCATCATCCAGTTGATCCATATAAAAATAATAATTGTTCAATAATAACTAATGATACAAACGCTTATCAAGAATCTATATTTGATGAAATGGATTTATCTTATATTAAACACATATTTGAATTAAGTGATATTGTAAAACAATCAGAATCATATAAATATTGGGAATCTAAGGCAGGTACTTATGATGTTGCCCATCTTAGAAGAGGCGACATTGCTGATGTGCAGTATAACCTAAATAATGAACAAGGATATTCTGTAGTTTCAAAAGAATCTTATTTTAGGGCATTTGAAAAATTTGGGTATGATAAAGATAAAATAGAGTGGATCTCTAATGATAATACTAAAAAGTGGCACCCAGATAGACCAGATACGCCAATGCTTCCGTGGAGATATCCCGAAGGTGCTCAGTTTGATAATAACATTATATTTGATTGGCTAGATGATTGGTTAAAGATATATTTTGCAAGAACAGTATTTCGTGGGAATAGTAGTTTTTCTTTTTGGGCATGTTTGCTATCTCCAACAGCAAAAGTTTATTCTCCAGTTGTTAATAAACAATTAATTTATGGAAGAGATGGAAGAACAGAAGAAATAGATTTAGAGTTTACCGAAGGTAATGAAAATCATTGGATGTATTCAAATCCATATAGGCAGATAAGGATAAGATGAAGACAGCACTTGTATTGGGCGCAGGAGGCTTTATTGGAAGCCATATGGTTAAAAGACTTAAGTCTGAAGGTTATTGGGTTCGTGGTGTTGATTTAAAGCACCCAGATTTTTCAGAAACTATGGCAGATGAATTTATAGAAAGAGATCTTTCTGTATATGAAAATGTTGAAAAAGTAATTCAGTTTAAAGGATATCAAGGAAACTTTTATCATGAAGTTCCATATCGTGTAATAACTTCTTTTGACGAAATTTATCAATTTGCAGCAGACATGGGTGGTGCTGGTTACATATTTACAGGAGATAACGATTCTCAAATTATGGAAAACTCTGCACTTATTAATTTAAATTTATTGAGGGCACAGTCAAGACTTAATGAAAAATACGGAATTAATAAAACAAAAATATTTTATTCAAGTTCTGCTTGCATGTATCCTGATTATAAGCAGTTAGATGTTAACAATCCTGGACTTAAGGAGTCTGACGCATACCCTGCCGATCCTGACAGCGAGTATGGCTGGGAAAAATTGTTTAGCGAAAGAATGTTTTTAGCATTTAATAAAAATAATAAAATTCCTGTAGCAATTGCAAGATACCACAATATCTATGGACCAGAAGGAACTTGGGATGGTGGAAAAGAAAAGGCTCCTGCTGCAATGTGTAGAAAAGTTATACAGGCAGATAATTTTGTAGAAATCTGGGGAGATGGAGAACAAACACGTTCATTCTTATACATAGATGAATGTATAGAGGCAACTAGAAGACTTATGCAATCAGATTTTATTGGACCAGTCAACATTGGTTCAGAAGAAATGGTTACAATTAATCAATTAGTTGATATTGCTTGTAGCATTGAAGGAAAAGTATTGAGCAAAATGCATATTCCTGGACCTTTAGGTGTTAGAGGTAGAAATTCTAACAACGACTTAGTTAGAGAAAAATTAGGCTGGGACTATTCTATGACTCTAAAAGAAGGAATTGAAAAAACCTACCTTTGGATTAAAAGCCAAATAGAAAAGCCCCAGCACTAAATTATTCTGGAAACTTAAGCATTAAATGCTTAGTTCTTGGAGTAATGCCTTTCCAGGCAATCCAATTTTCACCGCCGTTTGACATGTGAAATGCAACTTGAGCATTCAATACTGGATTGAATAACTCATAGTTTGATGTTAAATTAAACTTATCTCTACGCTCAGGACCAAGGTCGCCAATCATATTTATTTGAAATAAGCCATAAGAACTATCTCCAGTTCTTTTACTAAGGTTTAGCGCCATTGGCCTACCGCCAGATTCTTTTTTAGCAATAGCCCAAGCCTCCCTTAGTTTTTGACCTTCAAAACCTACTAAACGTAGTAGATTTTTAAGATCTTTGTCAGATAGATTTACAGCATTTTTGTATTTTTCTAACTGATCTTCTTTA